ATAACCTTTTTGCTGATGTGGTTTTCAGTAAAGGTCTTTTGAAGGATAAGGTTTCCCGTGTAATTATAATTGCGGAGAATTTTCTGTATTGTATTTGGATGCCAACGCTCCCCTCGGAGGGGGCGGATTCCGTCAGCATCGAGTCCTTTGCCGATTTGGGTAACACCCGAGCCTGCAAGGTACTCTGCAAATATCCGTTTGACGATTGCAGCCTTATCCGGCACAATCTCATATCTGCCGTTTTTGAGGCGGTAACCGATGATTTGGGCACTCCAAGGCAGACCTTCTTCAAAGTTCTTCTTAATGCGCCATTTTTGGTTTTCACTTGCAGAACGGCTCTCTTCCTGTGCGTAGGATGCGAGGATGGTAAGCATCAGCTCGCCGTCGGCACTCATCGTGTGGATGTTCTGCTCCTCAAAATAAATGTCCACCCCGTAGGCTTTGAGCAGTCGGACAGTTTCAAGAAGTGTCACGGTATTGCGGGCAAAGCGCGAGATGGACTTGGTCAGCAGTATATCAATTTTCCCGTTACGGCAATCAGCAATCATTCTTTGAAAGTCGGCTCGACCTTCTTTTGTGCCGGTCATAGCCTCATCGGCATAAACACCGACAAACTCCCAGCCGTCCGTTTTCTGTATGAGGTCATTATAATAACTGACCTGGGCAGACAAGGAATGGAGCATTGCATCTTTGCCGGATGAAACACGGCAATAGGCTGCGACTTTCTTCTTGCTTTCGAGCTTTGGCGGGTGGATAATTCTCGTTACTTTTGGCATCATAAAACCTCCTTTCCAGGTAACATATTACCTCTAAAAGGGGTATTTATCCAGTCATTTTCTCGATATAAACTGATAGAATTGATACCAAAAATCTCGCACATCTTTGTCTCTATTACACCATATTCAGTTGCGTTTATTAGTCCTTTTGAGAGCATAACCCGCGCCTGTGCCATAGCCGACTTATAACCCAAAAGGGACTTGAAATCATTATTCTCCATCGCGCTTATTCCTTTCTCGAAAACAAGCCTGGGAGCAGTATTTTCGGTTAGCACCGCTATAATCATTAAAGATTTTACCGCAGGTGGCACAGACGTGCGGAACTATACTTGAGCTGTTTCTCTCTTTGCGGTGCTTATTCCACCAAACTTGCTTACATTGGTCAGAGCAGAAAAGACGCGGGCGCTGTTTTGATTTTTCCGTAATTAGCCCTCCGCAATTCTTACAATTTACACCCGGCTTGTGAGTTGTAGCTGTAAGACCTTGCCTGTAGCAGAATGTCTTGATTGCACTTACTGAAAAACCTGTTTTTTCCGAGATTTCCGCATAGGACAGATTGCTCTTACGCATTGAGATAATGCCTTCTTTTTCACCTTTTGTCATAGTGAAGTCCTCCGTTCTGAGGGGTTTCCTCACTATGCCCCTGCGGATGAGACTCTCGTTTTTTCAATGGAAATACAAAAAAAGTCGCAAAAAAATAATGCCCACCGCTCCGAAATGGAACGATGGGCATATGTTTAGTTAGGGATTTTCAGCTTCATACCGCTGTAGATGACGTTGGAAGTAAGGTTGTTGAGCGCCTTGATTTCCGGGTAGCGGTTACCCTTGCCAAGATATTTTGCGGAAATATCCCAAAGGGTGTCGCCCTTCACAACAGTATGGATGCGGTAGGTTTCCTTGGGAGCAGAACCGACAAGAGCAAGGTCTTTGATGTTCACCGGGGACATAATGGCATTCTTACCGTCCTCGCTTTCGTTAATAACAACACGGTCGCCCTTCAAGGAGTGAACATACCAGTTCTTGTTTTTAACCCAACCGGGGATGGTCTTGCCATTGTAGTACTTGGTGCCCGTAATCTTTACGAGGTCACCCTTGTCGATGGTAGTATCCGCAGGCTTTTCAGCGGGCTTGGATGCGGTGAGCAGAGCCTTTACATCAGCACGGAAGGAATCCATCGACTTTCCATGCTTTGGAAACCAGTTCTTCGGGTCTCCGTGGTTTGATGCCACGCCTCTCTTATAGCCCTCGTAGTGGCCAATGACCACGCCGTCCTTCATAGGGTCGAGGTTGTATTCCTTGCAGAGGTATGCAACGAACTCAACCGCCTCCTTATAAACGGCATTAAAATACGAGGCATCGGTCAAGCCGTCCTCGCAAATTTCAAATCCGATATGAGTATTGTTAGCCGAGCCACCTGCGTGCCAGCCACGATGATTCCAAGGCAAACATTGGTACGTGGCAATAGAGCCGTCTTTCAGCTTGCCGATGAAGGCGTGGACACAGACCTCTCTGTCCATCGGCTGATTCCAATGGTTGTTATATTGGTTCTTGCCGAGCTTACCATCATCGGGGCCGACATAGCGTTTCAGCCAGGGGTTGTTTGCACCCGTGGAGTGAACCATAACGCCTTTAACAGTAATTTTGCGACCTGCCTTGTAACAGGCATTCTCGGTCATAATGAGTTTCTGCAGATTCATATCACTTATCCTCCTTTGTAGTCTTGGTGAGCTGTTTTGCCACCTGGTTGGTGCCGGTCGCAGACAGACCGCTTGCTGCACCTACGATAATGGCAACAAGCAGATTTTCCGTACCCATCGTGCCGGGAACGAAGTAGAAAGCCACCACACCGCAAATGCCGCCCAGAACGCAGGCAATCAGCGGAATGAAACGCTTAAACTTCTCATCACCACCCATAGCGGTTTTGGTGATGTCGATAATGGTGTACACGATAGCCACCAATGCGGGAATAACAGTAAAATCAGTCATAATCATTTCCTCCGTTTCTTATTTGTGAGCTTGTTTGTTAATGTGCTTTTCAAGTTGGTTAATGGCATCTGTAACGGGACCGTTGCAGCCTTGCTCCTTCAAACCCATCAAGCAGGCAAGAATACCGTGGACAAGTACGGTCTGCTCTTCCTTGATGGCTTTGATATCACGGTCTTGCTTTTCCTGTTTAAGAAACCATTTGTGTACGGCAAATACCGCACCGAGAATGACGCCGAGAGCCGTTATTGCTCCGGCAATTGCAGTGATGTCCATAGCCTTTTCTCCTTTCCTTTATTCAAGCCATGTCGGTTTGTCCGGCACGACAAGTGTATCGGTAACATTCAGCCAAGCCTTGTACCACTTTCGCAGTTCCAAGAGTTGCGGGATACTGACACCCTCATACCAAAGCTGACCTCGGTTGATAACTGAAAAGCACTCCACCTCTCTGCGGTTTCGGAGATTTTCCTTTTCCGCTTCGGTTTGGAGTGCTTTTTGCTGTGTTTCGTCAAGGAGAGCCTTGCCATCGGTTATTTTGTATGCTGCGTAATGTTCGGTAAAATGGTCGATGTCTTCCGGGTCGAGAATATCAATACCATCCACCAAATCACCGATAAGTGCGTAGCTTTGTATAAAGCCATTTTTGTCGAGTAATACTTTCATTTGCCCCTCCTTAATTGATGCCGAATACACGGGTGATTTGCCCTGTGGAGCTACTTGCCTTAAACGCCAAGGTTACGGTTGAGCCGGAATACTTAACGCTAAAAGACACATAGTTTGCCTCATCGGCTAACTGATACGTTACCTCTGAAGTAGTGAGTATTCCTTTCGGCAATGTTATAGACTCCAAAGCCGAGGAGGACTTCGGTCGACCGATAATAACATAGGCTTTGTAGTTGCCGTAGTTAAATGTGGTTGAACCGCTTGACAGTGTTCCGTTATACAGCGAAGTATAGGTGATGCCAAGATTGGTTCTTGCCGCCGCAGCGGTGGTTGCACCCGTACCACCTTTGGACAGAGGTATTGTTGCACCACCCGAGTGGTAGACAGTATAGCGAGTGCCAGGGTGCGTATCGGTGCCAATATTCGGTGAATAATACAGGGTGCCTGAATAGGAATAAAGCCTATCCCAAGTGGTGGAACTTCGGTAGAAGTTGATGCCCTCACCCTGGGAGTCGGCGGCATCTTGGAAATATAAGCCGTTTATACCTACAATATCGGAATTGTTCAACTGAATGCCATAAACATCATCAATCCAATAACGACCTCCCGTGGTGCTGATTGATTGCGGAGCAATTGCTCTGCCGTTTACGATGTTGGTTACAGCACCTGCCGCTGTTGTTGAACCAGTACCTCCTTTGGATAAAGGCAAGGTGCCGGACACATTTGCAACAGGCAAAGTGCCGGAAAGCGAAGTCGCAGATAAAGCACCGTTAACATCCATAGCCCCATCGATGATGGCATCACCAACCACGTGCAGTTCAGCCTCCGGGGCAGGAGTGTTAATGCCAACCTTCTTCTTTCGCAGAGCAACAAGGGGTGTGCCTTGCGGAACTGTGAAATAAAGGCTTACTGCGGACAGCGTGTTTAGCTGGTCTCGAATATACAGATGGAAGTCATAGGACGAGTTCGCATCAAGACTACACAGTTCCAGGTTGGAAAAAGAAAAGGAAGTGCCACTTCTTGTAACCGAAGATAGGATGCTCGTATAAGAGCCGTAGCTTGATGCACTTGTCAGTTTGTAACGGTACTGCACATATTTAAGGCTGTTTTTCTGCGTTCCATCCACAGTAATAGGAGAAATTGTGCCGTTAAATGTGAGCTGCATTTCAGCCTCAATATCGTTAGTTCGGCGTAGAGTTATAGAAGAAACCTTCGGCTTATCATAGGCAATAACCGTGATATTCTTCTTTTTGCTTACTGTATAGCCACGGGAGTCGGTAGCCGTAACGACAACCTCCAAATTGCCGGACTTTGTAACCGCAGAAAGGTTAATCACCGCACCCGTTGTGTTGGAAAGCGTGACACCATTGCAGGTTGCAGAATAAGAAGCAATAGTGGCGTTGTTTTTTGCCGTTGCCGTTCCGGGGGTAACATATAAATGCGAATAGCCTTGGATGAATACTTGGTCATTGCCTGTAACTGCGGAGGTGTTGGAACGACCATCATAATAGGTGAAATCCGTCATTGTCGGTCCCGAGTTTGCCTCTGTGGTTTGAACAGTAGCGGTCTTCGTGGCCGTAGTACCAATCTGCGTTGAACCGCTGTATGTCAGCAAGGCAAACGTACCC